CCCGAACCATTCAATTAGCATATTTTGATTTTGTGAAGTCTATCTATAAAGACGATATCGAAATTAAAGATATGAAAACCGAAAAGACATTTATAAAAGTAATCGAATATAAAAATATAAAGGAAGGTTAAAAATGTGTAAACACGAGAAGAAGCTAGGAAGATTTGAACCATTCGGAGAAGTATACCACTTATGTACGAACTCAAATTGTGGATACTTACAACTATGGAGCGAGTTCGAAAAAACAATGATAGAAAAAGAATTAGACTTTTTCGGTAACAAACTAAGCGAGGTATATTAAATGAAAGTAAAAGAATTAAGTGATAAATTAGATTTTGTAATAGGGTTTTTACAAAATGATGAAATGTTCGGCGATATGTTCGAGCATGGATATTTTGACGACCACTCAAGTTGTGTAGAAGATTCAAATTATGGGGGGTGTATTTTATGCAGTCTTAATTTACCCCTTAAAAAAATAACCATTAACGACTTACTAGAATGTGAAAAAGATTTTAAAGATTATTCAAATTCTTTTCATAGAGCATTAGAAAATTATCTATCAAGTTGGTAAATTAATTAAGAACTAGGAAACCCTCGGACCTTAAAAAGTTTGAGGGTTTTTTTTTATATGGGTATAGGGTTCATAGTTAGATTCTATTATGAGAATCTAAAACGCTTGAGGTTGTGAAGTCTTTCACATAGTAGGCAGTTCTCAAAATCGCTAAATTGTATATGGGGATCTGTATATACTACCCCGAATGCCGACAATGTTTTTCAATGCCATAGCAGATTTCACAGCATAAAAAGGAAAAGGAGCCTCACAGGACTCCCTTATTTCCTTATTGCCCATTGCCCCACATTATCCTCTACTATAACTTGCTAAATGCGTTATTTGCAGCTATTTCTTTGATATGTTGATCGTATATAGCTTTAGAGTCATCTTCATCTTCTGCAACAATACTAATAATTCGACCTAACTTAAACTTGATATGGTCGTCTGCATCATTGTATGTGTCTTTGAGTATCTCTATCCAGGCATCTGTAAACCTGTTCCACTCTTCGTGAGTTTTTCTCATGTCCTCTCCTTTCTTTGTTATAAGTATAAATCTCTTATGGAAATCTATACTTACAGTATAAACCCCTGATGGGAATTTACTCCTCAAAGTATAGTTCCCACATTGTGACAACTCTTTCAGTATAAATCCCTTGTGCAAATTTTGACCCTACCCCCTTTCTTCTTACCTGCAGGGTGCGTAAGCACCCAGGTACCCTACCCATTTGTAGATTTATATAGGTATATAACGACATAGGACATTCCAACTATCTATAAAAACACCTGTTAAACTTAAGAGTAGATTATGGGTAGACCAATTATATTAAATGAACAGAAAATGCAAGAGATCTGCAAATGGCTAACAGCAGGACACTTCATTGAACAGGCAGCTTCTCTAGCAGGAGTGAGTTCATCAAGTATATACAATTGGCTAAGCCAGGGCAAGGACGATCAGAATAATGGAGAAATCACAATTTACTCAGAGTTTTTGGAGAAGGTAATCGAATCTAAGGCAAAAGCAGAAGCACTGTTTTTAAACACTGTACGACAAGCAGCACAGAATGGTGTATGGCAAGCAGCCACATGGTACTTAGAAAGATCGAACCCACAATGGAACAAAGAACTCCAGAAAGCTCTCGTAGAACAGTCCCAATTAGAATCTCAGAGGGACGAAGTTATACAGGTCGAATACTCAAAATAGCCGAAACCTATCGTATGCCCGCCAATGCCAATGCTTTTTCTTGAAATGTCCAATTACATAGATATAAAAATTTTTTTGATCCTCTGCACAGCGTGTATGTTTGTATAAGGTCCTGGATATAAACAAATATGCCCAAGGGGGACATGAAATCCCTCCGCATAAGCAAAAGGGAGCTCCGAAGAACTCCCCTTAGCCAACAAAGGAGGACACTATGAGTACAAATAAGAGAGTTACGAAACTATCTTCGATCATATTGTCTTACTCTAAGTATATTAGGCATTTGTAAGGTTATGCAAGTAAGGATTCGGTTGTTTTTTTGGCGAAACACTATATCTTGGGGGTTTTTTAGCCTGGCATACTAGATATTGTGTCTAGATCAGGTGTTTTAAGCCGATCTATACCATATATGGTGTACCAACAGAATTGTATACCATATCTTGGGTGTCATCTATTTTGGGGGGGTACCCCCCCAGCTTTTTGGGCACCTAGGGGTATCGCAAATTGGGCACTAACTATACCTAATTAACTATACCTAAAGAACTATACCTAAGCTTTACTTCGTAAAGCGGGCAAGTAGGAATACTGATCTTTCTATGTAACCTTTTCTAGGGAATGAGTGTCTAAGTAAATAGATAACAAAAACATATACTTGCATAAATAAAAATATAGTGTAAAGTATGAATAATTAATAAAGGAGAATATGACGAATAAAGAACAATGGGAATCAGCTCTAGAAAGTTGGAGTGTTTACCAAAAAGCAGAAAAAGATATAGAGGAATTAGGCGAATTAAACGAATTCAAGCCAAAGGTAGTGGAAGATATACCTAATGCACTAAGACTTAGACGAAGGACTAAGTTTTGGAGTGCGGATGCTTTAGATTTAGCAGAAGCTAATCCTATGAAATGGATAATTGCATTTGATGAGTTAATAGTTGATTCAGAAACTAGATCTAAGGTTAGAGCTTCAGCAAGAAGTTCAATGAGCCACCTACAAACTAGAGGGCTTCCTATAGAAGCAAGAGTAATCACAAATCAAGGCAGAGTTCAATGCTATGTTAAATGGATTACTGACAGTGAGTGATAATCTAGAACCTATTGATAACCAGGACTATCAGTCATCACTTGAAGATATTGCAAAGTTTCAGCCAAAACCTGTAGACGAAACCACAAGATCTAAATCAGCAATGATGAAGTCGGAGTGGTTGGAAGTTGTACAGTGGTTAGCTTTCAGGTTTGATTCTGCAAGCAAGTGGGAACAGTTCCAAATTGATGTATTCTATTCAGATTTACAAGAGTATACCAAAGCTGATGTATTTGCAGCGGTAAAATCTTTGTATGACGAAGGTAGAGTAAAAGCACCTGAGGGTTCTTTGATATTGGCAAAGCTAAAAGCTATGAACGCTCCAAAGATTCGTAAGGTAACACCTGAACAAATCCTAGACTCCGCAGGAGGAAAGTGTGATGTAGCAGGATACTATTGTCAATTTACAGACACTCGTTGGTCATCTGATCAATATGGTAATTGGCACTTCAAGATTGCGTGTATGGCCAATGGAGACGAAGGTCTTTGTGAAAAAGAAAAGCCTGATACACCAACAGAGAGTGACCTTAAGATGAAACCTACTAGAGAAACAAAAGGTAGTCTTTATAGAGTGTTAGCAGCTATGAAGTTATCAGTAGGAATGAAGAGTCAAATTTGGAAAACCTACGAACATTATGCAGATGGCGACATCGAACAAGCATTAGTAGAAGTTGGAAAGGCGAATTGGTATGAGTAAAGAATTTGGAGACAATGTCGAAAACGAAATTGAAAAACTTGAGTCTTGGGTTAATAGTCCATTAGTCAATAACTCAGATCAACTATCAGAAGCGATAGGAACAGTCTACAACTCTTCTTTTGGTGCATTCAATTATGTACTAGAAAAAGGAATCTTAAGCAAAGAGCTATCTTTTACTGACGAAGAGTACTTAGATTTAGCAGTTCCAACGACTTTTTTGTTTGGTTCTTTCGGAAAAGATAACTATATGGCACAACTTATGGTTAATACTTACGATACAAGCAGTGAAGACGAGGATGTTATGACAACTGTGGACAAAACAAGACCACATTTGCTAAGAATGAGGCATATTCTTAAAGATATGGACTTTTGTATAGTTTCTTACCCTGTTATTAGAGAATGGGACGAGATTCATGGTCGAGATGAGACTTTAGGGTTGTTAAGTATTATTTTTACGCCTGAAGGTAACTTAGGCAGAGCTTTCTCTGTAAAGTATCCTAATGATGAAGAAATTGGTTCTCACATAAAAGTTGGATTCGAGACTCCAAAATCTTTTGGGACAATGCCTTATAAGAGTTTTCGTAGAAGTGCAAGAAAAGATAGAGAAGCGAAAGCATATTCTAGATTAATAGAAGAATTTTATCACTTGCCAACGATTCCTAAAAAGGAACCCTACTACGAATTAGTTGATCAGTTGAAAAGAAACAATTGTAGTTTACTTGCAACTGAGAATGCTTTTGTAGATGAACTAAAAGATGAGATTATAACTTTACCTTTGTCTAACTTTATTTTATTGAATAAAGATACGCAAGACTATTTCCAAGAAATACTAAAAGGTAAGATTCAAGAGATGGATAATCTTGACGAAGATACGATAGAGAGCTTGTTAGAAATAAATGAAAATCTTTTTGGAGAAGAAGAGTAATAACTTGAAAAGCTAGTGCAAGGAAGTGTAAACTTAGATAGTCGGCTTCCTTGCTGACAAGCCCTCCCATCAACGCCTATCTCTTCGGAGATAGGTGTATATACTATAAGTATGGAAGATCCTAAGTTCAGCCAATTTTTTGTGGAGAAGACTGACAACGAAAGAAGAGTCCAACTCCCTAAGCTACATGAAAATCAAAAGACAGTTGCAGAATCAGAATCTCGTTGGAAAATACTCTGTGCAGGTAGGCGTTTTGGGAAGACAAGGTTGGGAGTGCAACTTTGCATTGAAACTGCCATGGCTGGTAAAAGAGCGTGGTGGGTTGCACCTACATTCTCTATTGCACGAGTAGGGTGGCGAGATATTATGATGGCGGGCTATGACTTAGCTGAAATGGGTGCAGAAGTAAAAATGGGAGACATGATTGTCTCTTTTCCTAATGGCGGTTTCATATCAGTAAAGTCTGCTGACAATCCACAGAGACTTCGTGGAGAAGGTCTTGACTTTCTTGTTATGGACGAGGCTGCCTTTGTGAAAGAAGAAACCTGGACTGAAGTTCTTCGACCTACCTTAACTGAAAGAAAAGGTTCTGCTTTATTCATTTCTACACCTCGTGGACAAAACAATTGGTTCTATAGATTATGGCAAGACGCTGAGACTAGAGATGATTGGGAAAGATTCAAATTCTCCACTGTTGATAACCCTGCGATTGATCCTAAAGAACTAGAAAGTGCCAAAGAAGAAATTGGTTCTCTTACCTTTGCCCAGGAGTATGAAGCAGAGTTTGTAAACGAAGGTACTCAACTCTTTAGACCTGAATGGTTTCAATACTACTCCCCTGCTGTCAGAGGAGCAAAAATAGATGACGAACTTTATGAGTTCGACAATATGACAAGATACGCAACTGTCGATTTAGCGACATCAACAAAGCAAACAGCTGACTACACAGTCTTTACTGCATTTGCTCATGACCAGGATGAAAATAAATTATTTGTTATAGACATGCTTCGAAAGAGAATGGAAGCTCCTGACATAATTCCTGCTATGAAAAAGTTTTATAAGAAAAATAACCTTGATTGGATTGGCATTGAAAGAGCAGGATTCCAATTATCTATTATTCAGTTTGCTAAAAGAGAAGGTATCAATGTAAGAGAATTAAAAGCAGATCGAGACAAACGCAGCAGAGCGATGCCACTATCAGCTAAGATGGAGAGTGGGCAGGTATTTTTTCCTGACGATCCAATGGAGAATTGGGTACACGAAGCGGAAAGAGAGCTTCTTACTTTTCCATTGGGAGCCCATGACGATATAGTTGATACATTAGCTTATGGCGTATTAAACTTGAATAAGAGAATTAATTGGAAAGCGTATTAGATGGCAGAAAACAAAAGTTTTTATAGAAAAGCTGTAGATTATCTTCAGGCACCACCTCAAAGAACATTAGATGAAAAATCTTTTTTACAAAATAGTTCAGTAGACTCACAAGTCTTTGGATACAATACACAATCAGGATTTATGCCTGACAAGTTGCTTAAAGAAATTGGCGATGGAACAGGTAACTCCGCTGTAGTTGCATGTCTTAATGTTTTAACAACTTCATTCGCTGAACCTAGATTAAAAGTATATAGAGAAACAAGCGAAAATGATTTTGAAGTTTTAGACAATCATCCTGTTACTCAACTTATTAATAGACCTAATCCTTACACATCAGGTTCGTTACTAGCAAGTTATATGATCACAGCTTTAAATGCTGAAGGTAATGCTTATCTTTTAAAGAACAGAAATAAAAGCGGAAGAGTTGTAGAACTTGTTCCACTAATTCCTAATTATGTAAAACCAAGAGGAAATGAAAAAGAATTAATTACTCACTATGAATATTATGTTAAAGATCCAAACTCAATAAATGCTAATGAGTTTTCTGTACTGCCTGCTTCAGAAGTAGTACATGTCCGACAAGGAATAGATCCAAACAATCATAGGAAAGGATTTGCTCCATTGAAAGCAGTCCTTAGGGAAATTTTAGGAGATGAAGCTGCAGGACAATACGCAGCTGCTTTGTTACATAACATGGCAGTACCTGGAGTTATTCTTTCTCCTAAAGATGACGCTATGGGTGGACCTAGCCAAGACGAGGCTGAAGCTATAGCTCAAATCTATAAACAAAAATTTGGTGGTTCGAACAGGGGTGCTCCGATGATACTTTCAGGTTCTATGGATGTGAAAGTTGTATCTTGGTCTCCTGAACAACTGAACCTTAACCAACTAAGGAGATTGCCTGAGGAAAGAGTTTCTGCTGTTCTTGGTGTTCCTGCTATTCTTGCAGGATTAGGAGCAGGTCTAGAAGCTGCTACCTATAACAACACTAGAGAGTTAAGAGAATTCTTTACTGAGCAGAAGTTAATTCCTCTGTGGCAAGTCGTTTCTAATGAAATTACAGCACAGCTATTACAAGCAGATTACACAAATGATAATAAAGTCGTTTGTAGATATGATTTAGGCGAAGTAAGAGCATTAGATGTAGACAAAGGCGAAATGTTTAAGAGAATGCAAACAGGTGTAGCAGGTGGTTGGATAACAGTTGCCGAAGCTAGAAAAGCTGTTGGGCTCGAATATGGAGATGAGCATGAAGTATTCTTAAGACCATTAAACCTTGAACCAACCAAAAAAGAAGATTATTTAGGAAGTCCTGAAGACGAACCTGAAATAGATACAGGAGATGAAAGAGATCCTGATAACGAAGAATCAGATGTAATGGTAGAATCTTCTGCAAATTTCGAAATGGAAGAAAAAACTCTTTCTACACAAACAATGCCTGTTGAAATAACTAGAGAAGGAGATATAGTGTCAACTCCAAGTTACTTAGATGAAGAAAAAGCACCTATTTCAGGAAAAGTTAAAAAAACACTTCAGAATAAAGTAAAAGAGCATAACGCAAAGAATCCAAAATTTAAAGCTAACTACAGAATGTTATCGGCTGTATTTAGAAGAGGTGTAGGAGCTTATCGTGGTAATCCTGCATCAGTAAGAGGAAATGTAATGGGAGCAACCCAATGGGGAATAGCCAGAGTTAACGCGTTTATAAAAGGACTAAAAGGTTCTTTCCCTAGAAAACCATTTGATTTAGATCTGTTACCTGCAGGACATCCTAAAAGTTCAAAGTCAACAGATATGATTGACGAATTAAAAGTATCATTGGAGGAAGCAGAAACTCTTAATGAAAGAATCTTTGAAACAGAAGCTGAGAATAGTAAAGCAGATTCTGTAAAGATTGGCGATGCTGTTAGTTGGTCAATTAATAAAGATCCAGATCCACCTTCAACTATTCATGGTATTGTAACTTCTGTTAACAATGAGAAAAAAGAAGCAACCATGATGGTTTGGGCAATTATGGAAGATGGTTCACACAAAAAAACTGATAGAAGTGTAAAGCAACTTATTTCTAAACTCAGAATTATTTCCGACTTTAGAAATGATAATAAAGCACCAGGAGATACAAATTTTCCAAATGCAGGCGACAATCAAAAGCTCAGTCTAAGTAATTCAGAATTTAGACAGTTCCCTGATTACGCTTACATAAAAAATCTAAAAGAAAACTATCCAAAAATATGGAGGAGAGCAGGTAATGGAGGTAATCCACCTACTTCTTTCACAGGAAATGACGCTTTTAGAAATTGGACTAAATACAAAGCAGGAGACCGAAGTGCCTCAGTACTATCGTGGGTAAAAAGAAGAGAAGCATTTATGAGCAGACACCAAGGTAACACCCGACTCAATGGAACCATTGCGGTTATGAAGTGGGGCGGAGTTACTAAGTCTGGAGTATCAGCTATGAAAAAAATAGTTAACGAGCAAAAGAAGAAAGACGAT